ATATATCTCGAAGGGCGCCGAGAATACTTGGCAGAAGATTCTTGATGGAACGCTTCGAGGCTTTTCTATTGGCGGGATGGTTCAAGATCGCAAGACTCGCTTTATGGAAAAGCTTGGACGTAATATCAATGAAATTCTTCGTTATTCCCTTGGCGAATTGAGCGTTGTAGATAATCCATGCAATCCCGCTGGAATGTTCGCCATGATTAAGAGTGTCGATGGCAGACTTGAATATGTTGCCGAAAACCTTCAAGATGTTTTTTATTGCGAAGATGACAAGTACGCCGCAGTTGGTTCAGATAGTGTCTGCCCCGCGTGCTCCGAAGAGATGCTTATCATTGGCAAGGCAGAAGAATTTGATAATATTGTAATAAATAAATTTATTTCTTCATACGAGGAAATGATTACAAAAGCACTTTCGGATATAAATACTGTACCGACTGACGCTATGGCCGCAGAGGCTCGTCGTGGTCTTGAGTGGAGAAGAGAATTCAATCGTGGCGGGACACCTGTCGGTGTTGCTAGAGCTAGAGATATTATGAACAAAGATACGCTTAGTATTTCAACTGTGCGTAGAATGCATTCATTCTTTTCCCGTCACGAAGTTGATAAGCAGGGAAAAGGTTTCACTCCGGGCGAAGGATACCCCAGCGCAGGCCGTATCGCTTGGGCTTTGTGGGGTGGAGATCCCGGCCAGACTTGGGCTAGGGCGATTACAAATAGAATTAAGGCTATGGAGAAGGCTGTCGGAACTGATGTCGAAGGCATGAGTGTCGAAGGCCCTGAAGATATGATTTCCGAGACTACTAAGGCCGTAGTAAAGCCCGGAGATTTTGTTTCTTGGAATTCATCTGGAGGAACTGCTCGCGGCAAGGTTGTTAGATCCGAGAGAGACGGCGAGATTGACGTTCCAGATTCTGATTTTAGTGTAGAGGGGACCGAAGATGATCCAGCCCTTCTTATTCAGATTTGGAAGGAAAGTGCTGATGGTTGGGTGGCAACTGAGACTTATGTTGGGCATAAGTCCTCAACTGTAACATCAATTCCTGATTTAGATAAGTCTGTTGACACGAATCAAATTGGCGAAGGTGGCGGGGGAATTAAAAATCCCGAGCAGGGCCTAGACTTTGATGATGATGATGATATGAATATGAGCAAGGCTGCTACGAAGCGCGAAGATGGTGAGGATTTCCCTGCCGCTGCTTTTGCTTATGCTCCAGATCCTGAGATGCCTTCTACTTGGAAGTTGCGTCTTTGGGACAGTCTTGATGAAAAAGAGACTGTCGCACAAGTTTCCCGTGCTGTTGCGGCGTTAAGCCCTTCTGGTTTTCGGGGAAATAGAGTTCAGATTCCTGCAGAGGATCTTGCTTCTGTTAAAGCAAAAGTTCGTGCAGCTTGGCGTCAGGTTAATGGACCTGATCGTGAGTTGCCTGCAATTCTGAAGAGAGATGATTCCAATTATTTGGAAGACATTATAGAGAAAGGAGGCATAGATTCTATGAATTTGCAAGAAAATGAAATTGATGATAGTGTAGAGAATATGTTGACTGACGATTTTACTGATACACAGAAGCAAAGTATTCTTTCTAAACTTGGCGATTTCCTTTTTGGTAAATCGGATGAGGTATTAGAGAATACAGAAAATGCTGATGTAGTAGAAAAGTCAGTGGAAGCCGATGCTGATAATGAGCTTGGCGATGAATACATAAACAAGTCTGAAGGTGAAGCTTCTGCTGAAGATATCTCAGTTACTGAGGTAGAAGAAGTTGAGGAAGAGTCTTTGGTTGATGAAGGAGAAGAAATGGATTTTGAAAAAGTTCTTGAAGGACTTGGCAATCTCCTTGATGAAAAGCTTGAGAAGGTTAAGGCTGATATTACAGCAGAGGTAGACGGCAAGATTGAAGCTATTGAAAAGTCCGTTTCCGATGTTAAGGAATCAACCGAGGAAATCTCAACTGATCTTGAAAAGGTTGCTAATACAGGCGCAGTAAAGAAGTCAGCTGATGTTGATGCTGACGAAGATGAGGTAGAGGTTCTCGAAAAGAGTGCTGAAACCGAAAGCTTCTGGGGCGGAATTTTTGTCCCCACTGAGATCGTTAAGGTCTTAGGCTACGATTCATGAAAACGGAGGTGAAATAATGAGCAGTAGAGATCTATTAGAAAAGGTAGTAAACACAACTCAGATCGGTGCCGGTGGTGGTGGTATTCTTAAGCCCCGTCAGGCCAATCGTTTTATCGATTATCTGTTTGATCAGTCTGTCCTTATGAAGACAGCCCGTATCGTTCGTATGAACGCTCCGACTGTTGAGATCGACAAGGTTGATATCGGCCAGCGCATTATGCGTAAGGCTACTGAAGGTACGGATGACGGCAGCAATGCTGATCCCACTTTCTCAAAAATTTCAATGACGACTGTAAAGCTTCGTCTTGATTGGGAACTCACAACTGAGGGCCTTGAAGACAATATCGAAGGTGATTCTCTTGAAGATCATGTTGCTTCGCTTATGGCTCGCCAGACTGCGAACGATCTTGAAGACCTTTACATTCATGGTGATACCGGCCTTACGGGCGATCCCCTTCTGAAGTCGCTTAACGGCTTCCGTAAGCTTGCTCGTACCGATGGCGTTGTTGTCGATGCAGCAGGCGGGAATCTTACCCGTTCGGTGTTTGACAAGGCACTTCGTGCTATGCCAAATAAGTATCTTCAGCGTCGTGCACAGCTTGCTTGGTCAACTTCAAGCTCGCTTCTGCAGGATTACATCTGGAGTCTTTCTCTTGATGTAGCCGCTACTGGTGGTCCTGCTGCTGCTTCTGTCATGGGCGAGTCAATCGTCAATGCTGGACTTGGTGGCGCTCAGGGTGGTCTTAGCACCAACTATGTCAATGGCATTCGTCCGTTCGGCATCCCGCTGCTTGAGGTTCCTCTTTATGAAGAGACTGAAGCTGGCTCCTACACTGGAGCTACTGGTAATCACGGTGTTGTTGAACTTACGTTCCCGCAGAACCGCATTATCGGCATTCAGCGTGATATCGTTGTATATCGCGAATTTAAGCCTAAGAAGGACACTATTGAGTACACGCAGTTCATTCGTGTTGCAAGCCAGATTGAGAACGCGGCAGCTTATGTCCACGTTCGCAACGTCAAGGTTCGTTCATAATTAGTTGATAGAAACTTGTGGTATGATTGGAGCCGGGGCTAAAGCCCCGGCTTTAATCGTTTAAGGAGACAATCTATGCCGCCTGCAAAGAAAACGGCTGAGAACGCAACTGAAGAGGAATCAGAGCAATCTGGGGGCACTTCCGAGGTTCAGCCTGAGAAGAAAGTTGCTAAGAAAAGAGTATCTAAGCCGAAGATTGAGGAGTATGATCAGGATGATCCTATATCTCAAATTATGGTGTCTGATGTTGTTGTGTTTATGAGGTCTGGATATTCTTATTATGGTCCAGATATCGAGTTTACAAAAGAGGCTCCGTTTCAAAGGATGGATGCCATCGAGGCTAATAGACTTATGAACTCCATTCCGGAGAGGTTTAGCCTTGCAACTAAAGAGCAAATTGAGAAGTTTTATTTACTTGGTTAAAAAACCGTGTGATGTTATACTTTCTATATGAACGTATATGCGTCTTACACTTCTATAACAGAGAGTTTCACATTTTCTAGCGTCCCTACTGCGGGGAGCGTAACTGCTGTTCTTTATTATGAATATGATCAAATTGTCGATGATGAACTTACTCCTGAGCTTGTTTCGGGTTCGACGTATTCCATCGACATTGCGGAGGAGATGACTAAATCGTCTGGTCTGTATAAGATTAAGTGGGGCTACACTCTCGGAGGCGTAAATCTTTCTGCTTATTCAGAGTTTAAAATCGAAGATCCTTACCTTTCAATTGATAAGTTTTTAACTGATTTTCCTGAGTATGATCAACCTGAGTTCGTGAACCGCTTCGCTATGGCAGAAAAAACTGCAAGAAGAATCATTGATACTCATACTGGACAAAGCTTCCAGTTTGTTTACAATAAGGAAAGATCTTTTGAGGGCAATAATAGAAGTGAGATCTATCTTCTAGATAGACTTATTTCTTATACCTCTGTTTTTGTCGATGAGTCCGACTATACCGAGAAAGTCATGATGGACTTGAGAAGTCGTTATTATCTCAAGTTGGTTGAACAGTATCCTCATCCGGATAGTAGTCGTGATGACTTAGCTCCTGCCACCTTCCCCAAGAAGACAATTATCAAAGTTACTGGTGACTGGGGATGGATCACGACTCCTTGGGAGATCGAACAAGCTGCAGAGCTTTTGATTGTCGATCTTCTTGATGATACTAGGAGAGAGCATCATCGTTATGGCATTAGCAAACTTGAGCAGGGCAATAATCGCCTTGAGTTTGACAAGAGTCTACTCAACTCTACTGGCAACATTGATGTTGACACTCTTCTGATGGATTATGTACATTGGACGATGGACTATGTTTTCTAGTAGAAATTTTATTAGACTTGTCCATAAGGTGGATATTTACGATAAGATTGCTGTATCAAATGACATGGGCCAAGAGAAGGCTCTGTGGAATCTATCTCATCAAGATTTGCCATGTTTTTACACAAGGGCCGGATCATCAACTGGTATCCGTATAGCGCCTACAACAGATGAGTCAGATTATTATTTGATGTATTTTAATCACAATGCGCCGATAGATTATGGTACAAGATTGAAAGATGTAAGAACTAAAGTAGATAATGAAATTATCCAATGCAGCTGGATTCAAGTAATCCAGATAGACAGAGAAATGTCTTTTGGAGGAAAAGTTCAATATTTACAAGTTAAGGTAAAGAGTGTGATCGAATGAGTCTTGGAAGCATGGATAATCCAAACGCAATAGCCAATATGCTCGGTTTTCTTGATTCTCAGGAAAGAAATTTGAATATTAACTTTACCAAGGAAATATTGCAATTAAATGCTCTAATCAAAACAAATCTTAATTCTGTGCTTGGGGAAAAAGCAAAATATTTTGATGTAAGAGTTGAGCCGAGAGGCTTGGGAGTTGAAATATCAGTAGTCGCTAATGATATAAAGGGAACTTTTATATACAGGGGTACGTCAGCCCATGATATCATTAGTTCTTATCAGCCCATGCCGATGCCTGATGGTGGATTTTCAAGATCTGTCAGGCATCCGGGGACTCAGCCAATGAAAGAACAGATCGATCAAGCAATTATTTCTGCGCTTAGAACTTCGGGGATGGTCTAATGATAGCTATGGATTTGAATCCAATAATTAAAGATTATTTAATTGATGAGGGTTATCGAAATATGGAGATTTATCCAATTAATGCTTATGGGTCCAGTAAGGCACCATTTATAACTTGGCTAGAATTTCCTGCGGTTCGAAGCTCCGAGGCATTTTGGATGCATCAGTCAACTTTGACTTACACAGTCTACGACAATGATCTTTCGAGGGCCAAGGATATAGCTATTCTTATCCAGAAATTCCTTAATGTCGGAGACGATATTCAGTCCATCAAAGACGCCATTTCCACTGAAAGTCAAGAATATAGGATCTGCTGGAGCAGGTTCACTACTGGCGGTATGTTTCCCCCTCTGGAGAGGGAAGGATATGCGTCGATTTCTAGAAGTTTTGACGTTGGTTTTATCGATGTTTGATTGCTTTATAAGTCGATGGAGGTTAGTCTATGTATAGAGCAATAACTTATATAGGTAAAGGCTCTGGCAAGATTATAAGATTTAAAAAAAAGGTCTATGAGTTCGAATGGCAAAAATCCAAAGGGATTGGAAACCGCTCGGATGAAGTTGAATTGGATCATGCCCTAAAGCTGTCCAAAAGAAAAACTAAAAAAGGCAAAAATTTATTTGTAATAGAATAAGGAGGTGTCATTAAAATGGCAGTTACATTTTCAAATATTGTTGTAGGTGAAGGTACAATTGCAATGAGCACGGACGGCGTTACTTTCGTCGATCTTGGCGCAACTCAGGACGGTGCTGAACTGGCTTGGGAACCTGACATGGTTGATATTGAAATCGATCAGTTCGGTGATGCTGCTCGCGTCGTGACTTCGAAGATTAAGGTTAGCCTTAAGACGAAGCTTGCGGAGGGTACTCTTGAGAACCTCGCTCGCGCTTGGAACTACTCAGTTAATTCTGAGGTTACTACAGGTGGTGGCAATAAGACTCTTTCGGTCGGTATTCAGTCTGTTTACCCCGTGGAGAATGCTATTCGTCTTGTAGGAACTGCTCCCGGCTCTACCGCTACTCTTGAGCTCACTCGTACTTACAATTGTAACCGAGTAATTCAGTACAGCTCTTCATCGCATATGTTGAAGCGTGCTGAGAACACAGCTTTCCCGGTTGACTTCCGTCTTCTCCCCGATCCTTCACAGACCGGCTCGGAATACGGCACAATCGTTGATCAACTCGCTTGATCATTCTGTTTTGACATTGAGGACGGGCGCAAGCCCGTCCTTTTTGTGTTATAATATGGCATAACTTATAAGGAGTAAAAATGGCTAAGGTTAATAATATTCGTCCGGGTGTTGAGGTTATGTTTGCAGACGGTCCTAGAACTATCTATCCCCTGACGCTTCGTCAGCTTAGAAAGATCAATGGGATTATGAAGAGCATGGAATCATCAGACAATGACGATGAGTCGGTAGATTTGATGGTTGAGGCAGCAGCAATTATTCTGGAAAAGATTGCTCCTGAAATTGCCGAGGATTCCGATGCGTTAGAGGATATTCTTGACATTAAGTCTTTCAACGAGATGATCTCAGCTGCTATGGGGACTGACCCAAACGCATAAGCGGGAATGACGAAGAGGGCCTTGCCTTCGATGACATTCCCCTGACTCTTCTTGAGCAGGAAGTTTTTTGTGAATGCGGAGCGTGGAAGAGTTTTTATGATCTCGAAGATAGTTTGTCTTTAGATGAGCTTATTGTTCTTTACGAGGCTACTTGCGAAAGGCAAGGCAGAATTTCCAAGATCATGGCAGCGTCTATGGGGGCTGAGATCAATGATGACGATAATCCTTACAAGTTCCTTTATAGTGACTCTGAGAGCAATAAGCCTGATAAGAAATATCAGAACCCTCTTATGGTAGATCCTAAAAAGGGCGGCGAGATCACCCCTGTTTATGGCAAGGATGAAGTAGGAATGTTGCCTATTAATCTGGGCTATTCTATAATTGAAAAGCAGGATTAGTTTTTCTTTTTGAGTGAGTGTGACAATGGCAGATGCAGCCTCTGGTGGCGATGAAATCAAGAGGATTATCCTCAGAGCCGAAGCTCTAAACTTTTCCGGTACTCAAAAAGAAGTATTATCTTTAAATCAGGCTCTTGAGAACCTCAAAAAAACCCTAAACTCTGGCGCTGGCTTAAATAAGGGCCAGCTGAATGATATCAACAAAGAGCTTGATATTCTAGAGAAGAAAGCCACTAACTCTACTAACGCCAGCAAAAAGGGCTTAGATGATATGCGGGTTTCAGCTGAGAGGCTGAATCAGACGCTTAAAAATACTGCTCAGATGTCGGGGGCTAATTTTACTGGTAGTAGTAGCAAAGATAAGCAAGCTCTTAAGGATTATCAGAAAGAGTTGAGCACTTTAGGCATTGGCATTGTTGCTAAGCCTAAATATGTAAGTCAAGTTGTTGGCAATGTTCAAACTATTTGGGGCGCTCTGAAAGAGGGCAAAAACGCCGGTGTTGCTACTCAGAGGTCACTTGACTCTATAGCAACTGGTCTTCCAAGTTCTATGCCGACTGTTACTAGTTTGCAACGGATCAGTATCGCTGCAGGTGTTACTAGGAAGGGTCTTGATGGAGTTACACTCGCCATGAAGAACTCTGCTAAGAATGCTCAGTGGACTGGTATGCAGATGATTCAGGGTATCACTCTCCCTCTCGTCGGCGTAGGCACTGTAGCTCTTAGAACTTTTGATTCTGTAAATAAAGAGATGATTCAGTTGAAGAAGGTGACTGAATATAAAGAAGATTATTCTGCTCTTGAAAAAGAAATTCAAAAAGTTGCTGCTGCATATGGTCTTACATTAAAATCTTCAGCCGCTCTGTTTACAGATATTGCTGCGCTTGGTAAGTCAGGCAAGGATATTGGAGAATGGTCTGATTCTGTTGCTAAACTTTCGATGGTTGGTGATATCGATCCTTCCGGAGCGATGGAATTCTTCCGAGTTATTAATGCTATCTTCACTGATGGAAGTGTTCAGCAGACTAACGAGATTCTTGCTCAGCTGAGCGCTGTTTCTGATGAGACTTCTCTGCAGCTTAAAGATTTGGCAGCCGCTTTCCCCGAAGTTGCCCCTGTCATGCAACAGATGGGATTCTCTGCTGCTGGCGTTGCTTCTTCTTTGGCTGGTATGTATCGTCGTGGTATTCCAGCTACGGAAGCTGCTCATGGTTTGAAGTTCGCTTTGCAGCGCCTTGTTGTTCCGACTAAAGATTCTAAAAAGATTATTGATGAATTAGGATTCTCATTCACTGACGCCAATGGCAATATGAAAGATGGCGCAATACAGATAATGAGACTCGCAGAGCAACTCAATAATATGAATGATGCACAAAGACTCGCCGCCGCGCCAGAGCTTTTTGGAGGTAGGCAGTCTGCAAGAATGAACTCTTACTTCGCTGATGTTTCTCTTGGTAATGAAGAATATAGAAGGCTCAAAGCTGGAATTTTAGATGTAAATGAAGTCCAGTCAGATTTCTTGAGAGGTATGATTGCTTCCGGCGAGATTCCAATGGAAGGTGTAGCTAGCGCTGCTGACAGGTATGCTAAAGCAGTTGAGGAGATTCAGAAAGATCCTAGCAAGGCTTTGGCGAGAATTAAAGCGCAGATGCAGACTGTTTCTTATGAAATCGGCAAGTCGCTCGCTCCAGCTGTCATCACTGTTGGTGAAAAGCTCGTTGAACTTCTTCAGAAGTTTACTGCTGCGCCCCCAATTATTCAAAAAATGGCACTCGCCTTTGGCGCTCTAGTTGCCGCCATTGGTCCAATTAGATATATTTTTGCTCAGATGAAATATACTTTCGTCTCGTTTGTGGAAGTCTTTAATAAGTTCCTACCTAAGATGAGAGATCTTCCGGGCGGAATGTCTCAGGTTCAAAAACTTTTTGATATAGATCCTATGAGGAAAGATATTGCTCAAATTGGCGATAAGTTTGTTCTTGTTCAAAAAGGTTTTATGAACAAGATTCGAATGAAATTTGGGTTACCTCCTAAAGCTAAGGGTCAAGTTCTAGACTATTTTGATAGCTTTGATCAAGCTGCCGCTAGTACTGCTGGTACAGCCACTGCTGCAAATAGTAAGATTGCGGCGAGTAATGCAATTCTTCAAACAAGCGAGGATCAAGTTTCTGATGAATTTGATGAAACTGCAAGATCTGCTGCGAGAAGAGTTGCTGCAACTGATGCAATTATTGCAGCCAATCAAAGATTGACTGTATCAAATGTTGTAGCGAAGGCTGCCGAGTCTGCTACTGGTGCAATTCCGATGCCCGGTGTCCCAATTCCAAGACCAATGCCATCTGCCCCCGGCGCTGCTCCCATTGCCGGGCTTGCTACGACTGCAATTAGTCAGTATAGCGCTTCGACAGAAGCAGGCATGAATAAAATCCTTAAGCTGAAAGAGCGATTGAAGCTTCTTGATGGCGAAGAGGCTGCTGCTACTTCTAGAAAAATCTCTGCACTATCAAGCCAGTATAATGTAACTGAAGATGCTCTTGAGCAATTTGCTAAATCAAAAGTTGCTCAAAAGGCTGCTGCAGATAGCATAGATGATATAGGCAGAAGTGCTCTTGGAGCAGGTAAGCAGATGAAGATGCTTACCGCTGGCACTCAAAGTACCGCTTTGGCTGCTAGCGCTGCTGGCGCTGCCACTAAGGGAGGATTTCTTTCTACAATCTTGGCTGGTGGCCCTATAGTTTGGGGAATACTTGCAGCCATTGCTGCAGTTATAGCAGTAATTGGTATAGCCTTTTTGTTGCTAAAAGATCGTTGGGATCAAGTTAGAAAAATTATTGAACCTTCTTTGCAAAAGTTGAAAACTGCATTTGATAATGTCAAGAGTGCTCTAAAAGTTCTTTGGGAAGCGTTTTCTTCTCTTGGCGATGTTTTTACAAATATCTTTGGACAGCTCGGCTCTGCTGAAGCCGCTGGAGATTCCTTTGCCAATGGATTTGGTGGAGCACTTTCTACTGTAATAGATTTCATCGCTGAGCTTGTTCAGGGTGTGTCTTACGCAATTGAAGAGATTTCTAAGTTTGTAGAGTATCTAACTCCTGTTGTTGAATCCTTTGCTTATAAAGTGAAAGATGTCGTGGGCTTTATTACATCTTTGCTTAAGGGAGATCTTGTTGGAGCATTTAAGTTTCTGGTGGCCGCTGTCTACGAGGTTGCTCGTCCATTTGTTATCGTATGGCAATATATAGTCAAAATTACAGCATGGTTTGTTGCAAATGTATATTCTCTCCTTGGTAGATTAGCTAATGTTCTAGTTAAGAATCCAATTGGAAATGCTTTGGAAAGCAGTAGTGCGTCTATTCATGATTGGGCAAGTAACTTAAATTTTGTCGGTCTTATAGATGATAAGCTTAGAACAGGTCTTGGTGGGGTTTTCGGATCAAGTACACAAAGCGCGGCAGATGAAGCAGAACCAGAAGTAGTCGATGCCGGTAACGGGCTCGGAGACACTTTTTCGGAGAGTTTCAATGGGGCTGTAGAGTCTGGTGTTGGAAATGAATGGTTGAAAGATTGGCTCTCTCAGATTAAGAGTGTTCTTGATTCGAAACTTGGAGAACTTAGACAGTCTGCTATAGACGCACTGAAAAAAGCTCATGAAGAGTCTCTCAAAGTTTATGATGAGAGAGTTACTGCAATTGAAAATCAAGAGAAAGCTGAAGAGAAGCTTCTTAGATCTCAGCAGTATATTGCTAAGAGAAGAGAGCTTCTTCAGCAGCGTGAACTTGATAAGATGAACTATCGAAATGATAGGGCTAGAGCTCTTTATGAGGGCAGAGTTGATGATGTTCGTCGTCTTGATCTTGAAGAGCAGAAGAATAGATCCAACTTCAACAGGCAAGTCACCGATCTTGATGATGATAGAGGCAAGGAACTTCTTAAAGATCAGAGAGATGCGCTTAAAGCTCAGATCAAAGCAGAGCAAGATGCGGCCAAGGAAAGATTTGGAATTCAAGAGGAAGCTTTTCAAGATAGTCTTAATTTAATTACTAAGTATGCACCTAAGACTGTCGCTGAATACAATGCTATGCTTGGGAAAATCAATACTCTTCTTCGAGACAATGGAGTTTCTACTTGGCCTGAGATGGCTAAGGATGGCATGACTGCGTTTGCTGAAGTATTCAGGGAAGCTTCGGATAATATTAGGGAAGATTTTGCTTGGAGCGGCAAGAGCCTTGCTACCGCATGGATGGAAGGTTTTGCTCCTGCGGATGTTATCGCTATTCTGAGGCAGAATCTTTCTGGTGGAGATGCTGGCGGAACTCCGGGCGGTGGCGGCGGTGGCGGAGGATTCGATATGCCACCATCCTCCAAAGATGGTGGCGGAGATATCCCCAAGGGACCGAAGCTTGATTCTATATTTGGCGGAGTAAGTGATTTCATTAAAGAGTGGTGGCCAAATATTTTGGCATTTATGATGAGCCCATTTACGGGAATCGCCAGTCTCATTATTAAATTCTTGATGGGTGTGGATTGGGGCGCAGTTGGAACTGCCATCTGGAATGGCATAAAAACTGCGCTCGGTGCCGTTGGCGGGTTCTTCGGTACTATATTTGAGGGCGCAGAGGGCGGTATAGCTGCTTCATTAGATCCAGTTATCGGAACAGTTCAAGATGTTTTCTCAACTATCTACAACACAGTTGAAAGTGTACTCAATCCGATCATTAGAGTAGTCCAGACTGTCTTTACACAGGTGTCTAATATTATAAAGAGAGTTGTATTCCCAGTAGTTCAAAATCTTGGCAAGGTATTTAGCACTGTGTTTGGAACGATAAAAAATACAATAACTGGTGTCTGGACTAATACTATTCAACCGATATTTAATTTTATTGGACAGATTATAACAGGGTTCTTAGTGCCAGTATTTCAATTGCTGATCGGTGTCATTTCCATACCATTCATGCTTTTCAAGCACGCCGTCTCCGTCGCTTGGGACGCAGTTAAACCAATCTTCCAATCTATTTGGGGTTGGATTACGGATAGTTTAATCCCCTCCTTCGGTAATATCGGAGATGTAGTCAGTACTGTGTGGGGTGGAATTACTGATGCAATTTCGAGAGCTTGGAATGGCTATATCAAGCCGGTGTTTATGCATATCTGGAATACAATCTCATCAGTCTTAATGCCTGTATTTAACTTCCTGAAAGATACTGTGATGACAGTGTGGAGTTGGATTTCGGCTGCGATTGGATGGGCTTGGGGCGCAATACAGCCTGTGTTTGGAGCAATACAATGGTATATTGGTGTTCTTGCCGGAGCCTTTACATGGTTCAAGAATACATCTTACAACATTTGGGTTGGTGTTGCAGCTATTATTTCAAATGCGTGGACTGCAATTAGCAATACTATAACCGGCGTATGGAATGGTATTATGGATACTATTGCTGGTGTGTGGAATTGGGTTGCAACTAAAATTGAAAATGTTGTAAATGGTCTTATTGATACATATAATAGACTTCCCGGCTTCATGAGGCCTTGGACTATTGACAAAGTAGACCTCCCGGAGATTAGACGAGCTCAAGGTGGCCCTATGGAGGGAACTGGGTTTATGGGTGTAGTGAATAAACCTACGTACCTTGTCGGAGAAGGAAGATCAGCTTATCCGGAATATGTAATTCCTACTGACCCCGCTTACAGAAATCAAGCCTCGGAACTTCTTGGGAAAGCTGCTGCTGCAATTGGCTCGAAGGCTGGAGCAGTCAATGCTTCTCTTGCAAATACATCTTCTTCAATGTCGGCCGCTTCTGGATATGCTCAGAGCACAAACATTAGCTCAGATCAAAATGTTTATATATCAGTTGATACATTCATTGGCGAAGAGCAGTGGTTCTCTGAGTTGGCAAGCAAATATAATATGAAGACTGTGCCACGACAGCGCAAGGTTGATGGGCAGCAGAAAAGAGTGGTATCATCTTATAATGATAGGTGGAGCTTGAAATGACGTCAGGTAATAGTCTCTTTTATCCAGCCGCTATTTGGATAGATAATGTTCAGCTTACAGATCAGGGTAGAGGCCCTATAGCGCGAGGTAGAGATGAAAGATTCATCTCTAATGAGCTTGCCAATGGTAAAAGAAAAAGATATGTAAAGGCTGTCAAGCATACTTTTTCTATTAGTTGGTCGTATCTTCCAGATGATAGCACTTGCACGATCGATGGCTATGCAGCTAGAGACACTCTGGTTGCACTTCTTGGAGATAGCGAGCAGTCTCATACATTACGATTTTTCTATCAAAATGCAAAGTATGAGGAAATGACTGTCTTTGTAAATTCCTATTCAGAGAGTCTTATCAAGAGAGATCCCGTTAGTGGAATTTTCTTGTGGGAAGTAAGCTTGGAACTTGAGGAATCATGATTCCTGCATCACAAAACTTTGTTGAGAGTCTTTCTGACGATGTTCAGGTTGTAAAGCCTTCTGTGAAAGCGTGGATGGCTGACTATCGTTATTTAGAGAATTTGACAGTGCATACTAGTAGTCATACTTATTCAAAGCAAATCTTAGATAGATCACCCAAAATTTACTTTAAGCTTGATAAAACTGATTATAATACAGTATATAATAAAATTTCCGCAACTATTTCTATTGCAAATCCAGCTGTCATCACATCTAACGGCCATAAATTAAATGCTGGAACTCCAGTAACTTTCTCTACTACTGGAGCTTTGCCAACTGGCATAACAGCGGGGACTACTTATTATGTGCAGAATCCTCTCACAAATACATTTAATATCAATACGATACAAGCAAATTCTTTAAATCCCACACTTTCGACGGGGAGGGTTGTTACCTCAGGCACTCAGAGCGGGAGTCATTCAGTCACTTATTATCTAAATAGAGTGAAAGATCTTGGAGATTTACATCTTGAGGCTGCTTATGGTAATTCAACTAGTGGATCTCCTGTACAAAATACTAATCTATCTTTCGAGAGTTACGGGCTTACTGATTATGATGGAACTAATAAAAATATCGAGATTCTTAACCCAAAAAGAGTTATAGATACTTTCAATTATCATTCTTTTTATGAACTTGGACCATTTTATTCACCCTCAGTGGATATGTCTATGTATTCTTGGAGAACTACTCTGGGATCTCAGTGGGGCAGCGCTTGGATAGATAATTCAGATATATTTTACTATAAACCTGTATATTTATATCATGATACAATGACTCTCGATCACTTTGTAGATTTTAAACTTGGAACTATTGGAAGTTCATTTGGTGGGGTTGGTGCAATTGTCAGGTTTATCGATGATGAAAACTTTATCTACTGCAGACAGAGGGCCGCTTCAGATGCTACTTCTGGAACTATGGCTATATATAAGGTTATCAATGGTACTCACACTCTTGTCAAAAGCATAGACTCAGTTAGATTTTCTGCTTCTAATTTTTATAGATTTGAAAGTAAATATAATACTTTTACTTTGTACAATATGGGAACAACTGAACCTACAAATACAAGCGCCGGTACAGTTTTATCGAATGGCGGAGTAAATCTCACCTGCTATATAGATGATGAAATATTCAGAAGCCCGGAGGCAACTCAGGTAGGTCTTTTAAATGCTGGAATAAAAACCTATAATTCATCATATACACGTTCATTTACTATTCCGCGAAATACATTTTCTTTTAGCTACTTCGGATGCTATGGATTCAACTTTCTTTCGGGAAGCCATTATTTCGATGGCTCTAAGTATGTTTTAGTTTCTTCTTCAGATACACAAAACTCCAAAGATAAATTTTCTTCAATTAATAACGCTGAAGATTTTTCATATTCTTTTATTTTTAAAAAACTATCTGGCGGAGCAAGTATACAAACACTATTATGGCTTGGAGATAATTTATCTAATACTGCACTAAGAATTAGTCATTCTACTTCTACAAATAGAATTTCCGTAAGAGTAATAGATAATGCCACTAATAATGAATATTCAATTTCTTCATCGTCAACTATTAGCAATGACACTCTATACTATGTGCAGCTCGCAAAAAATGGAGACTCTCTTGAGCTATATGTAAATGGAGTTTTGGATGGAACCGCGTTGCTTCCTTCTAATTTTTCATTAAAAGATGTCTCAACTAATAATACCACCTACCTTCTTCTGGGTGCAGATTACGCCAGAACTTCGTTTGGGGAGTCAGATTCTTATAGATTGTTCTATGGATATATTTCAGAGCTTGCTGTTTTTGATTATAATGTTAATAGCTTTGATTCTTTATCAATGTTTAATAGTATAAATAATGACTCAACTCTTCCATCTGAAACATCTGATAAATATTTTGTAGCAGAGAATACCGTTGATGGGCTTCCGGAAGAAACTTTTCTTTATGGCTTTACTAATTTTCTAAATAGTAAGGGAAATGCAATTAGGAGCAATAATACAACTTTTGCTCCGGAATTAAAGATAGAGAGCGATGAGAATCAAGGTATTGAAGATAATTATGGATGGATGTCGAGATGTCAAAGCGATTCTTCTGGAGACTTCTCCACATCTGATCATATTATTTTAGAATTTGATAATCACTACTGCAACAGAGTATTTCTATCTACAGGTTATCTTTACGGCCGTATAAATGATTTTGATTATATAATTTACAAAAGTGATCTGACTACAATCTCTGGTTCATCAAGTTTTGGTGGAGAATCTTATATTTATATTGAACCCGAGGATTTGGGATTATTTGTTAATGAATATTTGGAGATTGTAGGTATAAAAATAATACCAACTAGCACAATTAATCCTTATGATTATGCCAGACTTTTTTCGATTAACCCAATTTGGGAAGTTGACTTTAGTGACTACGTTATAAGCTTCAATATAGACAAAGTGAGAGACAATTTTGATGCGTCACTTCCCATCGGAGCTACTGCAGCAAACAATGGCAGCATTGAGCTAAACAATACTGATTTGATCTTTAACCCATATGGAAATTCACTATTTGGACAGTATATTAATCCTGATACTAAGTTCTTCATATCTCTTGAACATGAACTTCTTAAATATGGCACTACTGAAATTGTGCCTATTGCATTAGAAATGTATGCAGACACTTGGTCTATTAGTACGTCGGGTATGTCTGTCTCTGTAGATTTAAGGGATTACTCAAAATTTTTGCAAGAAGGTACTGTAAAGGGATATGTGTCTCAAGGGCTAACTGCCGGAAAGTCTATTCATGATTTGGTAATTTCTAGCGGATTCCCAAATCGCAGAATTTCCTTTTTCGATAAATACCGGGAAGAAATTTCATCCGATGAGCCAGATGTTTGGCTTACCTTGACTGAGCCTACCTTTCGCAGTAGTATAGCCTATTCAGATGATCAATGCAATAGGGTCTACGGATACAACTCTTCGTACCTATCTGCAGAGTATGGTTCATCGATTATCTATTCGGATGTTTTATCTGCTCAAGATGATACATCGAGAATAATAGATGAGCTTAGTGTAGATACATATAACCCTACATATAAAACTAGCTCGCTTAATCCCAATGGAACAATTGACTTGTATAGAACAGATGTGTTCGGAAGATGGGCTCCTGATCAATTTGACTTCTTCACATTTGGGATTGTATCCTACGTAAAAGATCCTGACACTCTAGCGGCGGGTTCGTATTATGATTTGTTTACTTATAAAGTACCTTCAACATCGTATGGTATGTATCTTCAGTACAAGAAGTCTGAAATAGATAATTCCAAGATTGTGTTTAAATTTTATTTTGTAGATAGCGCTGGAACTACTTTTTCTATCGAATCTGGCAGTTTTGATATAACAAAACCCCACATTATTTATGTAGCTAAGGGCGGAGAGAACGAAGACGAATATCGTCTGTATGTGGATGGATACGAGAGAGCAGCAGTTACAACTCCTCAAATACCTTTTGCTGGCTCTGGTGGTACTCCGAGGTTCTTAGTCGGAAGTGCGGGTTCAGCTTTTCTTAGCAATTTTACATATTTCGACTACTGCTTGACAGATGAAAGAATCTTCCAGCACTATGCTACTTCTCAGTTCTCTATTATTCCAACATTCAACTTGCTATATGCGAAGGATCAAACTTACTGGGATGCTGTTCTTAACATAGCTACAGCTGACCTTGGTATGTTTTATATCGATGAATACGGAGATTTTAAATATGAGTATAGAAATGTCTTACATGATGCCGTAAATGATAGGTATCAGAATAGTCAATATACATTCTCCGATGATATAAATATTATAGATGGAAGTCTGGCGTCAGAAGTTCAGACGAATAAAGTAAATGTAAAAATCAATACTGCAAAGGCAAGTTCATCAGGGTTCCAGAACCTCTGGTCGGCGGAAGAAGGGGAGTCATTAGTTGTCTCATCTATTGTCGATAATATATATCCTAATTCAACTTCTATAGAGGTAAAAAATACAACTAACCCTCAATTTCTTGCTTCTGGATACGTGAAAATTGATGATGAAATTATTAAGTATGGCGGATTAGCTAACAATGTATTGTTGAATATACAGAGAGGTATGTTCGGCACTCCGATTTCGTGGCACTCAGCAGGATCTCGCGTTAGAGAAGCGAGGCATTATAATATTGAATATTCAAGTTCTCCTGCGGTGAGCGTCAGATATCCTTTTATCACCCAGTATATTTATGAGGATACTGTTAGTATTGACAGATATAGCGTAGGAGCTTCGAGTACGGAGATTGTTGTGTCTGCGAAAGATCCGGGCCTTCCGGTACTTACTGAAAGCGGCGTGGATTACTATTTCCGTAGAGCAGAGTCAGTATCAAACATTCTAATCCTGCAGGGATCAGACCCTCTTACCGGAGTCAACAATAGCTTTGTTATATCGGGGATACCAGTTTCGAGTGGAGAAAGCCAAGAGACTGTGACGGAGTACTCCGCTCAAATGCTTGATAATATAAGGAAGTATAGGCTGAAAGAGCTTGATATTAACAATGATTTTATTGGCAATAAGATTTATGCTCAGATAGTAGCGGACCATGTTATTGGTTATTACTCAGATCCAATTAAAATTATGAACTTTGAAATTCATGGAGTTCCAACTCTTCAATTGGGTGATTTGATTACGGTGTCTAAGTTCGAAAAAATTGGTATAATAGATCAAGACTTTTGGGTCATACAATCAACCTTGTCGTATGATGGAGGAATTAAACAGACCCTCTCTGTCAGAGAGTACTCTCCGACAATCCCAGCGCCTGAGCTTAAGTTTATTTAAGGAGAAATATGCCGTATGACAAAGTAGAGTGGGGGAAGGGTACAAAACTCGATTACGAGAAGCTGAACCAGATGTCTACTCATGACAATCTTATCAAAGATAAAATTGATTTGATGCCAAGGGGTATTATCGCTTGGTCAAAAAGTGCTCAGACATCTTTGGCGAAAACAAGCAATGATGGCACAGACCATGTTGTACCCGGCTTCTCTGAAATTCCTTTTACGGTTGGCAGGGATAGAATCGTATCAGTTACTGTTCATCCTTTCTACTCTCAGGATGTTCCAGCTACTCTTATGTTTGCCATGAGATTTGACAATCAAACAAACTTTGGAGACTCTTATGGACAAGCAATTCCGAGATTCGGGGGCGAAAGCGGAGCTTTCAGCCCATCTCTTTTTTATAAAAATGGTGAAGTATATTTAACTGAGGGCGATCATACCCTATCACTAATCTATGCAGCTCACGAAGATAGCTTCACTTTGGACTCAGGAATATTGTTGATAATTGAAGATATAGGCTATAATTATAATCAAATAGTGAGGTATTAATATGAGTTCCTATAAATTTGTACAGTGGTCTAAAGAGTCTACTATTGATGCTGGCAGACTTCAGGCACTATCTGACAATGATGATTATTTAAACAATTTAGCATCAAATATCCCAAGAGGTCTGATATCATATACTATAAATGAAAGCGCCCCAACACTTTATGCTGCTGGAACGCACTACTTCCCCAGATTCGAGAAAACATTCGAACTTCTTGAAGCTAGAAGTATTAAATTTTCTCTATTCCCCGGATATATGAATTTCCCCGGTACTGGTGTTAAAAGTTGTACAGTAGAACTTGAAATAGATGGGGGGTTCGAAGATTTTTTTGTAAGGCATACGCAAAATTTCCCAACTCCAGAAGGTTTCCTATACGATGATACTATGTGCGCTCCGCTTCAACAAGTTGTTGATTTAGATATTGGCGTTCACACTATAAAGGTTCAATTTATTACGAATGCATCAGTTTACCCATTTATTGGGGGTAAATTTTTAATAGAGGATATAGGGACGGGTGTCGGGCGTTTGTTCACACTTCCCTTCTTTTGATGAGAACAATTTGGAGAGATAAAAATGGCTGAGTTCAATGATGATGGAAGTTTTAAGACAGTGAAATTTGGGAAAGAAATGTCACTTGATTATTCAAATAAGCTTCAACAGCTTATGTTGAATGATCAATATTTAAAAGATAAGATCGAATCTTTTCCCAAAGGTCTTATAGCTCACAATTTTTTTACAATCCCAAATTCATCAAGCATTCCGTTCGGATCTGCCATTGCTTCTATTGATTTTGCTTGTGATGGAGATAGAATGTTGAAGTTTTACGCTGGCCTGAGCCACCTTTTACCACAATCTTGGGACAGCAAGGTTATTTTGACTCCGAAAGTTGATGGGGCTGAATTTGGATATAAGGGCACCGGAAAGGCTTGGACTGCTTCTCCAGCTCCCTCTTTCACTATGGGGTCGGTATTTTTTGTGACTGAGGAACCTCTTACTTCTGGGCAGCATAATTTCTCTCTTTATGTAAATACTTCTGCAAGTTTTCAAACTTGTAAGTTGAGTATTATAATTGAAGATGCTGGAAAATATATACCGATGACAAAATCTAAGTCATGAGTTTGGCGTCTAGACGCAATAATATTGCTTGGAAAAAAGATAAATTTGGTGATGGAAATCCAAATTTTAATGGCGGAAGATATGTCGATGATAAAGGGTATATAAGGGTTCTATGTCCTGATCACCCTTTCAATAATAAAGGCTATATTTATGAGCATCGACTTGTAGCGGAAGCTATACTTGGCCGGTATCTCCAGTCATGGGAGACTGTTCATCATATTAACGAGATTAAGATAGACAATAGATGGGAAAATTTCTACCTAACGACTATCCCCGAACATAGTTCTATACATCGTGAAGGTAAAAAACAGAATAAAGAGCGTAGGAAAAATACAAGTGATAGAGCTAAAAAACGAGCAAAAACCGGCAAGAGAAATAATCTTGGACGTTTTGAGAAAATTGAGCTAAGAAGTGATACACTTATTGAAACCGAATTGGAGAACAACATTCAATGAAACATTTTATATCTGAGGATGATGAAGGCCTCAACCTTCCAAATATCGATGGGAAGGAGTATATCCCGCCGAAGAGGGAAAAGGAAATTAAGACTCCCGCTTCTCTTAAGCCCGGAGTTGACTGGGACGGAGAGGAAGTTCAGGTTACGTCAGAGGTTTATACGGAGCCTGTCCGTGACTGGGATGAGCTTTTAGTAGAGCTTGGTTATGATCCAGAGTTGCATGAAATTATAGAACCAGTAAAGATTTCTTGTTGGGATACTCCAGCAGGCGAAGGCGAGATCAAAAGACTTTTTTCATATAAAGTTGGAATCAGAGCTAAGCGCACTACTCAGTATCGTGATGAGGATTATAAGGATCTTGTAACTTTAATCAAGAAGCATCGTCCTCTTGGTGATCGAATTGTTGATGGAGACGCTACATTTGTGGTATGTCTTTCTGATTGGCAGCTTGGAAAAGCTGACGGTGATGGAACTGACGGCACAATTAAGCGCATCTTGAGGATGATCGATGATACTACTGAGAGAATCCGGGAGCTTCAGAAGCTTGGCAGGAAGATGAAGACTCTTGTTGTCGCTGGGGTTGGCGATATGGTTGAAAATTGTGAGGGGCATTATGCATCACAAACCTTTACTGTTCAGCTTAATCGTCGTCAGCAGATTAGAGTTCTTCGTCGCCTTTTGACAAAGGCAATTACTACTTGGTCTAAGATGTTCAGTGAGGTAATTGTCCTCGCTGTTCCCGGAAATCATGGAGAGAACAGAAATGCTTCCGGCAAGGCATTCACAACTAGGGGCGACAACGATGATGTCGCAGCTTTTGAGATGGTGGCAGAAATTCTCGCTTCGAATCCCGAGGCGTATGGCCATGTTAGGTTTATACTTCCTGAGGATGAGATATCACTTGTTGTTGAGGTGAGTGGTCGTTATCTCGGCTTTGCTCATGGCCATGTCACTAGCAATGGTGCTGATCCTCAAAAGAAAATTAAAGAATGGTGGAAGGCTCAGAATTTTGCCAACAATCCTATCGGATCTGTGAATATTTTAATCACTGGGCATTATCATCATTTTTCCGTAATTGAACATGATTTTGATAAGATTCATATGCAATGTCCTACTATGGATGGTGGCAGTGAATGGTTTAAAGATCTTACTGGAGTTGAATCACGTCCCGGAACGCTCACCTTTGTAATTGACAAGGGTGGCCGTCCATATCGTGATCTTGAGATAATTTGAGGAGGTGAATTATATGGGTAATATTGGTATAGCTGCTCTTGCAGGCCTTGTTGTTCCTTTCTTCGTTTCATTTTTGAAGAATACAGCGTGGTCAGCTAAGACTAAGCAGATTGTGTCAGTAGTTATTTGTCTTGTTGTTGCGGTAGGTATTACTGCAATTGACAACGGAGTAAATCTAGGAGACTGGAAGACTCTCCTTGTGAACCTTGGTGTCATCTTTACTGTCGCTCAGGTTTTCTATCAGCAGTACTTTGGCGGAACTAGCGTCAATGCAAAGCTTGAAAGCATTGGTGTCGGTGCTGTTAAGGCAGTTGATACAAATGCTTAAGTGCAAAAATTGCGCAGGCTTTGTTTACGAAGAAGAAGTTTATTATGATGAGAACGACAAAAGAATCGTGCAGATTGGGTGTTATAAATGCTCACACAAAACTTATGTTGAATCATCTAAATGGGAAAAATTTAAAGCAGATCTGGAAAAGGCCATAAAGAAACGTGGCTAATGTTTCGGAGCTGGGAAGAATTAAAGTTGGAAAACTTTACATTACTTCTGATGATTATATTGTGAGGGTGGTAAGAATAAATACTATGTATAACAATGTAGTGTTTTACAATTACCACTCTCACAGTAATCAGAGTGCAGAAATTTCTTTGTTTGAAGATTCGTTTATGCAGGCTTATAAAATTGCCGATGTAGCGAGATCTTTGGGTAGGAAAGCTTCTACGATACGAAAGTATGAGAGCGAAGGCCTTCTCCCGAAGGCAAAGAAAATATCTACAAACCCGGAGGGGAAAGCCCAGACTAGGGTATACTCACAAGAGGACGTAGACAATTTGAAGTCTTTCTTCGAAAGAAGAAGGCCAGTTGGCCGTCCTAGTTATAATCGCAATAATCCGCTTAATAAACAAGAGATCAAGTTCAAAATTGATCATATCAAAATGAAGGAGAAGTTGAATGGCTAATTTGACTCCCGAAAAAGACGATCAGAATGTCATTTGGTGTTCTGTCGGTATTACTAAGAATCTTGGTAATTATGAAAGCTTGCGTATTGACGCTGGCGCTCGTTATGCCATTGATTTCCAAACCAACAAGGATGAAGCTTGGAAGAATCTTTGGGCTGAAGTTCAGGCTCAGATTGAAGAGCAGCTTCTTGAGGCTGACAGGGGACTTTCGGAGGCCTAATGTCTAAGAATCTCAAAAAGGTTCACTGGACTAAAGATGCTCTCTGCAAGTTTGATAAAAAATTTACGTCATTTCACATTGATGATATTAATTTTGCTAAATCTGTATGTCAAAATTGTACAGTGCAGGTAGAATGTATTATTGCTAATGCTGAAGTTGATGGTACTTTTATGGCTGCTGGTCTGTCAAAGTATGATAGACTCCTTATTCAATGGGAGAAGGTGGATAGCGAAAATGAAGGAAACTTTAGAGACAGTTCTACTTACGTTTCAGAAGTCGTGCGAAGAGCACGCTAAACTTTTCATCCCGGAGCCAAGGCAGGATCAGGTCATAGAGAGTTTAGTTAACTACTATGACAAGTATTTCACAATGGAAATTTTGCTTGAGTGCATTAGGACTTTCGTGAAGGAAGCTGACGATCCTATTTTAGTCTATGATTTCGCTCTTAGCAGTTCCAAAATCAGAGATAAGGTAATTGAGCGTCATCGCTCCAAGGAAGAATTTAATACATTGGTGAAGCAAACAGAAGAGAGGATGCGTCAATTCGATGAATTATGAGCTTAATTTGCTCAATAGCATCGTGAAAACGGGAGAGATTACTGAGTGCATCGAGCAGGGTGTTGATCATGTTTTCTCAGAGCATACTGATGTTTGGAATTTTATTCTAGAGTTTAATAATCAGTATGGTCAAGTCCCATCGAAGGACGTTATTAAGACAAACTTTAAAAACTTCGAGTTTTTCAGTGCTGAGTCCCCTATTCAATTTTACATTGATGACGCAAAGAAGCAGAGTCTCGGGAAGGGTGTTAGATCAGCCTTGTTCAAGGCTTCTGATGCTTTGAAGAATGGTGAAGATCCGGCGAGGATTCTGACTCTTATGCAGAATGAGTCGGCACAGCTGATTCGTGATTCGGGGAGACTGAAGGATTCTAATATTGCTGACTACACAGAGAGGGCGTCTATTCTGAAGGACAGAATTGAGAATCCTGATCATCGTATTGTCGGTGTGACAAGTGGAATCAAAGTTATTGATGCCCACTTCGGAGGATTTCAGCCCGGTGACTTTGTTGTAGTCATTGGATGGACTGGCGTTGGAAAGTCTGCTCTCACTAGATTGATGGCTGCCAATGCTTGGCGTGCTGGATATGTTCCTCTTATTATTTCACTTGAGATGGATCGTCTTCAAGAAGAGTTCCGTATGGATACTATTTTGAATGCTGGCCAAGTGTTTACGAATACTCAGCTTACAAATGGCAAGGGTATTCAGATGGATGATTATGAGGGTTGGGCTAAAGAAATGTTTGATGGGAAGCCTCCTATCCATCTTGTAACTTCAGATGGCGTGGAGACGGCTGATCAGCATTTTGTTCAGTCTAAGATTGAGCAGTATAAGCCTGATCTCGTTATCCTTGACTACCATACTCTTTTTGATGACGCTAATAAGGGTGGTTCGGAAACTGAGCGTGCGAAGAATCTCTCTAAAGCATTTAAGCGTATTGCTGTTCGTAATCGCGTTCCTGTTATTGATGTTTCAGGTGTAACAATGGATGATGGTCATGATGAACGTCCTCCGGAGCTTAATGAGATTGCTTGGAGTAAACAGCTTTCTTATGACGCAGATATGGTCCTTGCTGTTCACCGCTCTATGGGCAGCGATGTTTTTCAAGTAGTTACTCGCAAGACGAGGCGTTGTGCCCCGTTTGCTTTCTATCTTAGGTGGAATCTTGACTCAGGTGAATGGAAGGAAATTTATGAACACGAAGCGGAAGACTAAGAAGCCGATTTATGTTATTCGTGGCGTTGCTATCGATCAAGAGGCAATTATTCGTCAGCGTCCTATGATTGAGGATTATGTTCGTGAGTCTATGCACAAGAAGTTTAGAAAGACTTCTGTGAACTGGGACATGAATAAAGATGGGAACTTCGACTTTACTGTCGAATTCTATGCTTGATATCTTCTCTTACCTAGAAAGCAAAGGGGTTCAGATTATTCGTGATGACGGATCGGAGCTTGCTTGCTACTGTCCATTTCATAATAATTTGGACACCCCTGCTTTCTATGTCAATAAAAAGACTGGACTTTGGATTTGTTTCAATCCATCTTGCGGAAAGACTGGTTCTGTTCGTGATTTGATGGAGTTTTTTGGTGATCACGGAAAGTTTGTCCGAGATTACTCTATAGATGAAATTGATCTAAATCTATCTTTTATTGACAAAGAGAATAAAGAAGATCACTCATGGGAGTTAGTCCTCGAAGAAATTGCAGTTCATTTGCCTGAAGAGTCATATAAACTTCAATATCTTTTAGATAGGTCTTTCACAATCGAAACCTTGGAACATTTTGGAGTAGCATTTTCTCAAGCGAAGAAGCGTATTGTAATTCCTGCTAGGGATGAGAGGCACTTGGTTGTAGGTTTCATTGGAAGGACAATAGACCCGGAAGTTCAGCCGAAGTATCTCTACTCCAAGGGATTTCCTAGGAAAGATATTCTATTCAATCTCAATAATGCTAAGCGA